CCATTAACTCTAGTGATGCTGTTTTTTCGCCATCGCCACACATAGGAAACAAGATTCTGTAACATCCGCTTATTGTCCGTTAAATCAAAGGCGATACCTAAGAAATAGCTATCCTCATGGATTCTTAAGGTATCATCAAAACGGATATCATAATTTCTTAGATAATTTGTATTAAACACTTTTCCGTGCATCCAGGTCGCATCTAAATTGTGTGATACATATAAAATATTGCCGTTTTCATCTTGTAATTCTTCTAGCCACGGTGATGTTATAATATCTGGTTTATTTTGGCATATCTCCTGGATAAATGTTCCGAGAACACCAACATTGTGCAAGATATCGTCGGCATCACAAAACATGACATATTGCCCTTTGGCACGATCTAACCCATACTGCCTAGCGACACCTGGACCTCTATTCTCTGGCATATAATGTACCGTAATATCTAAATTAAAAAACAGCTCTAGAAAGCTGTCCGCTATTGTATTTTGATTACCATCGTTAACTAATATTACTTCGACTAAATCAAAATTGATTCCTATTTGGCTATTGATACTTGACAATAATGGAAATATATCTTTTTCTTTTTCCTTGTAGTAAGGTACTACAATGCTCAATAATCTATCCATTTAGTTGCTCCTTTAGACCCTCTACTTGGTTTGACAACTCTTGTACCGCTGATATTAAAAAAGGCACTAACGTTTCATAGGACATACTATATCTATTCTCTACGCCATCTGGTAAATCTCCATTTTCATCATGTAGGTTATCATTTACGATATTAGCATAATCACTATCTCCATAAACATCTTTTAACGCTTCGATTACTTTTTGAGCTTCTAACCCAGCTCTACGTCTTTTCCCTTTTTTGGTTCCCTTATCATGATTATCTTTATCATATTTATATATTCCATATTTATTTCTTATCTCTAGATCTTCCTCTGATAATTCTTCATTATACAAATCTCTACCATTAAATACATAGGTTACTGGATTTAATTTATTAATAAATTTAAGACCATTGTCCACTTTTTCAAAATCGGCTTTATCTCTACTATCTGAAGTTACTGTTAAACTTACCTTTGAAGATAAAGATGCTAAAGATGTCGCATTTCCTAGCTGCATGCCATTTACTACACTACATATAGCATATTGTCCAATAGCAGTGGAGTTGTTTGCTGATGCATTTGCCTGCGGTCCAATAGCAGTGGAGTTGGTTGCTGATGCATTTGCACCTGATCCAATAGCCGTAGCGTAGCTTGCTAATGCCTTTGTAGATGGTCCAACAGCGGTAGAATAGTATCCTGAAGAATTCGAAACGCCACCTACAGCCACAGCAAAATCACCACCTGCCTTCGAACTACGACCTATAGCAATCGTACCATTTGCCATAGCCCCAGAACCTTCCCCTATTGATACGGCCCAGGCCCAATCAGCTTTGGCATTATACCCAATCGTTACATTATGATATGCAAGGGCACCACCAGAAGAAAATTCTCCAATTGATACTTCGTCATCATCTCGATATACATAGTCGCTATGTGTGTGGTTACTAGCCGAAGCCCCTAATGCCGTCAAGGCAGCACTTGCAGTTGTTGCTCCAGTACCACCTCGTGTAATAGGCAAAGTTCCTGCAGTTGCTGTTGACACATTTAATGCAGTTACATTAATCGCTACATTTGCACTACCATTAAAGGCGGTTGCAGTCCCAGTAGCCCCGCCAGTTAAACTAAAATACCTTGCAGTAGTTAAAGTAGCTACGCTTGTTGGAGCTGCAGGCAGAGTCATAACTCTATTCTCTAATGTGCTAACGTGTCCATTTGTATCTCTAATAATATAAGGTACAGTTAAGGTTCCGCCATAGACTAAACTCGCATTAGTACTAGATCCGGCATTAGCCTCGGTAAACGATGGATGTGTATACCCAGTAACTGGTAAAGTTATTGTCCTATTTGCAACTGAACTAACATGACCTGTGGAATCCCGGGTGATTGAAGGAACAATAAATGTTCCGCCATCCAATAAAGTTGCGTCCGTAGTAGGACCTGCAGCTGCCGTTGTATAGGTTGGGTGTGAGTATTTATTAGCGTTTGATTCAACACTTCCTAATTTAGTTTTTTCAGCCGTAGTGTAATCATTTGTAGATAAGCCTTTGCCCGCTACAGCATCTACCTTAACAGCTAAAGCCTCAGCGGCTAAATCATATGCCTCATCCCATAGATTGGCATCTGCGGGTTTCATAATCTCATTTAACTGCCTATCATTTTTTGGCATTAATACCCCTCCTTAACCAAAAATTCATGGTGTATGATAACATCACTTAACACTGGTATATAAACATCTGATTGGGCCAGAACATTACCATCAATGTCTAACAACTTAACATTTACTATTTCTTCAATTTGATCTGGTTCTATTGTGTATTTGATTATTAATGAGTTATCAATAGTCTCTTTATATAAATCTGTAATTTGTAAAGTATCATTAATTAATGCTTTACTTATTTCATCTGTGGTAAAAGCAGCTACTCTATTTATCAACTCTGACTTAATACTATTTTTTGTTGGCATTTTTATTTCACTCCTTTCTAGTATCGTCCGAAATGGCAATTGTCCTAATCTCCAGTAACCTAATTTATAATTATAGATACTTTCGTATTTGGCTACCAATTCAGATAGTTGTATGGTCGAATAAACACTCGGCATATTAATAAAAATCATATTCGCCGGTTTAATCAGATTGAGCGTTACCCGTAATTCTTGATACCAAAATTGATTCGCTGATGCTGTCTTGACATAGATGGTATAGCTATCATAATTAATTAATAACTCGTATTGACCTTGGCCAATGATACCATCTAACTTCTGTCTGAGGTACCCAGTAGTAAAAGGAGCATGCATCGCTAAACGATTAATAACTCTAGCTTTACGCTCGTCTAACGTCTCGGTATAAGGGTTGGCCACAATATTCAAAAAATCTTCATACTTTGCTATTCCCAACTCATCACAAGTGAGGATGAATTGATTGTACTTGGCTTGCTCATCTAAACTACATAATTCCTCAAATAGTACATTTTCAGCATCACTCAATTTTTCAAATTCGTACACATTATCGTATATTTTAGGATATTTCATTGAGTTTCACCTCTCCTAAAATTGGAATTTCTTGTGCTGTTGCTTTTTGCGTTAGAACCCAATCATTTATTTGATTGTTTATTTGCGTATTAGCAACATTCGCAATACCGCCAATTTTCAAGATAACGGCGGTTATTTGACTTACATAAACAACGCTATAATACTTGGCATCTTCATTAGGTTTACCCCAACTAGTTCTTAAATCATTCAAGTATGATTCTAGAGCTTCTGTTATTTGATCAATCACCTGCCCAATAGTATATCCCTCCAGAAGCTTAACATTGGTGTTTATGTTAATCGTTACCTCAGTCGGTGTAGTTACGGTCACATAATGACCTATTGGAGCGAGTCCTAATCCTGTACCGTGGCTGTTTTCTGGGTCTATGGTATTTTGTACGACTTTAATAAAATCGCTTGTACAAGCACGATATTGACTATCTACAATAGACAATAAAACAGTACCTCCACCATTCCATACTGGGTAGCACTGTATGTCGCCAACGCCCTTTATCGATTTTGTTTCTTCTCGATATTGTGCAATATTACCTCCAAAAGACCGAGTATTAACCGAATCTAAATAACGTGCTCTTAACTCATTATCTGTTTCTTCCTCGGACCCTGGTTGTATTAAATCATCCATGTAGGCGTTCACTAAACCATTAATGTGTGTGATAGGTAATAACTTTCCAATATAGCTATTGCCTATTGTGCCTACTGTCTCACATTCTAATTGATACGTCCCCGACTGCTCGTATTTATCTTTCACATAGTATATTAATGCTTGGCTAGGATCACTAGCAACTGTACTAAATCGACTGCCTACATCAATTGTAAATGGTGTGCCATCCTCTGCAGTAAATGTACCTTTTTTTATCGCAGAGCTTGCTGGATAACGAGTCAAACCCTGCTCAGCTACTTTGTAATCTAGATATTTGCCTGTGGCTGTTAGTATATAAGCATCCTCATAAAAATATCGTAAATTCAGATAATACTCAGCCAGAGCATAGCAAGCTGGAGCTAGAGCATCATAAATGATACTTCCCTCTCTTTTGTCTATTGTGTCAGGCACTTTTGATAGTGCTTCAACCAGCAAACTCTCATAGGTATAGGCTTCTAAATGTTCGCCTACGCTCATAATAGTACCTCCTTAGTTAAACTAAAAAAGCCATCGTAACTATACACATCAAAGGTTACAATTAGCTTGTCATTGTCGTTCTTTAAATCAAAATTGTTAACATCCGATATCCGCTCATCCTCTAATAAGGAGTCCCTTATGTGATGTTCAATAACTGCCTTAACATAATCAAATTCTTTACCTAGTAATGTTTCCAAAGAAACACCATAATCTTTATAAATTTCGTAGGCATATCGTTCAGTATTCAGTCGTTTAATCACTGCTTGATAGACAGCCTCAAAACCGTCTATTAATCCGACGATTCGTTTATTTTTAAAATCTAATTTATACGTAAGAGAGGGTTGTAAGATTTCCTCTTCTACTAATTCTATCCCTGGTAACATATTCTCTCACCCCGCTTTACAAATTATAAAATACATTTGTCCACCATTCGCTCGAATAACTACTACCTTATCGTTAACCGCTAAGCCTTTCCAAACATCAAACTGATAATACCCAGCTTGGCCAGAGGAAAAAGAACTGACCTCATGACTGTGGCCACTTTCTTCTGCAGCTGTCACTTTAGCTTCTGCAGTAATAGTACTTGATGTTTGACCATTTTCTTTTATGGTTACCCCTACCGTTGGAGGACTATTTCCTGCTTTTGCTTCTTGCGTTTTGTGACTAGGCACATTATGTGTATGGTTAGGAATCGTGATTGTTTTAGTAAAACAAAATGGCGATTGTACAATAAAAGACGATGTGATTTCTAGTCCACCATCGTTGATTCTTAACTTTATGGGATTAGTACTTAATACTGTTGCAAATAGTAGATTACACTTATCCTGATCGGGGTTTGCACTCTTAGATGCTTCTAGTATTGTATTTAGTAATCCTGTTGCATCTATCGTCATGTTAGTACCCTCACAGTCAAATCCATAGTGTGATCGTTACCACTCCACTTATGATCACATTGCGTAATGAAGGTATATTGATTGCTTTGTATATCCTCATTCTTTAGACGATCAATGCCAAGGACAAAGCCATTTCCAGCTCGTAATCGCAAGTCACCAATACAGGTTAATTTGAGTGTCTTACTAGCACGATTATATAACTTTAACAACTGATCTGTTTTTTCTTTAATCTGTGCTTCATTCAAATTTTCATTTACACTTTCATAATATTGCAATAATCCCCATTCTTTGATGGTATTGCTGTCTCTAGCAATATACACATCTCTCTTAGATGTCTCCGAGTTCTCTTGTGTTAACTTAATTTGGTTATATGTATCTTTATCAATACTAGACTCGTACGAAAAACTATTTAACAAACTTTGGTCACCAATAAAAAGGTTAGTAATATGTTGAGATACTGCACATAATTCTAAGACTCCATAATTGTCTCTTACATAAAACCATTCAGTTGTACCAATTAGCGTTTCATCAATAGCCTTTTTCATCATCTCATAATATGATTTATTGTCGTGAACGACAGCTGGTACAGCATATGTACTGTTGTCGATGATTTTATACTTTAAGCCTA